TGCTTATCGTTTTTGCACTCGGATGCTTTGTTGTTCTGTTTATGTTTGCATGATGTTTATTGCAGTACTTACAATTTGTGCGCCAGTTCTGGCTAATGAATGTGTCAGAATTGTAGATGTAAACGTCTATGATACGCACTCAGAATGTGTTGAGAGAGCCGTTCAGATGTTTCACTCAACCCAGCTTATTTTGCCGCCGCCTTACTCTAAGGTTTCTTACGAGTGTGACAGCAAGTTTAAAAAAGCATAGTTGTGATACGCACTGTTTTTGGCGCTGATGAATACCTCAAAAGCTGGGCGGCAAAGCTCATAGGCATTAAAGAATTTGGCCCATCTGTTGCGATAGGCGTGCAGGCTGGTGATAAAATTATAGCAGCCGCTGTCTATCACGACTTCAGAGATGGGCAGATTGAGGCGTCAATAGCTGCTTCCTCCCGGCGCTGGGCTACTCGGTCTGTCCTGCATACACTGTTTGCCTATCCGTTTTTGCAAGTAGGCGCGAACAGGTTGCTAGTGACCTGCAATGAAGCAAATGAAAAAGCAATGAAAATGAATAGCCAGCTTGGATTTACCCAAGAGGGCAGACTGCGCCAGATGTATGCGCCGCACGATGCAATCATCTGGGGAATGTTGAAGGACGAATGTAAATGGATAAAGGGTCAAGATAATGGGCAAATCCTCGCCATCACTGCCGCCAACGCCAAATCCTAACGAGCTTATCAACGCTCAATCGGATGCAAACCGTATCTCGCAATTCACGCCATATGGCAATTTGCGCTTCGGCTCAGTAGGCGACCAAGGCCAATTTGTTGAAGGCTCAGTGCCTGATGATGGTAGAGCAGCGGCGTTCACCCAAGAAACACCGTTTCAGACGCAGATGCGTGCGGCGCAGGAAGGCACTGGTCTTGGGCTAGGCAACCTTGCCTTTAACCGTGTGTCAGGACAGCAAGTGACGGGCATGAACCCTGATGGCACGCCGATTTATGCTGATGACCCAGATTTTCAGAATCCGTTCAGAACAGCGCCAACTTTGTCAGGCGTTACAGCAGCCCAAGATATTGACCCAACAACAGGTCTGCCAGCCTTTCAAAGCACTATCACAAGCCCAACAGCCATGCCCACCAGCCTGGATACTAGCGGCCTGACAGCTCTCCAGAGCGACCCAGAGGCTTTCAGAAGCAACATTGAGCAGACGCTTTATAATCGCCAGCTAGGGCTATTACAGCCCGAGTTCACACGGCAAAGGGAAACCCTTGAACAGAACCTTGCTGACAGAGGTATTCCAATCACTTCAGAGGCCTATAGTTCAGCCTTAAATCGCTTTGAGAGCCAGCAAGGCGAACAGCTTGGAAGGCTTGCACAGCAGGCCACATTGGCGGCAGGTCAGGAAAGCGACAGGCTGGTTAATCAATCGCGTGCGGCCCGGCAACAGCAGTTTGGTGAACGTGCGGCGGCTGGTGAGTTTGGTCTTGCGGCGCAAGGTCAGGGCTTCAGCCAAGCGGCGGCGAACACACAGCTCGGTAATGCGGCGCGTCAAGACACTGTTGCAAATCAGCTTTTGTCTAATCAAATTGCAGGCCAGCAACGCAACCGCGAGATTGCAGAGCGTAATGCCTTGCGCGGTCAGAACTTTAACGAGCTGGCAGCTTTGCTTGGTGGGCCTCAAATACAGCAACCATCGTTCTTTGCTCCGGGCAGCATTGACACGCAAGGCGCTTTCAGCGCTCAGATGGCTGCACAGCAAAATGCCTACGCTCAAGCAATGCAAAATCAATCAGCAAATATGGGCGGTTTATTTGGGTTAGCTGGCAATCTCGGCGCAGCTTACATTGGTCGATAGGGGTAGAACATGGTAGATCCAAGGCAAATGCTGGGGCTAAATAACACGCGCCCATCAATGCAGTATCAGCAACTAAATCAAGCCTATCAGTCTGACCCGCGCCGTATGCTAGGCCAGACGCTGATGGCTCAGGGCGCTAGTTCTGCGCCTGTTAGAACGCCCTTACAAGGGCTTGGCAGGCTGTCTAGCGCGTTAGTAGGCGCATATCTACAGCGCAAAGCTGGTGATGCTCAAGTTGAGCGTGAGAGTGCATATAGCAATCAATTAGCAAACGCTTTGACTGGTCTGGGTGATAATATTCCGTCTGCCATAACTACGTTAGGTCAAGTGCCGGGCATGGAAATTCCAGCCATAACTGCTGGACTTAATTATCAAACCACTGTCGCAGCAAATAAAGCGAAAAAACCAACTGTTCTTACTCGTGAACAAGCGTTAGCACAGGGGGTTTCACCAGACGCACTTGACCGTGGCACATTATTCCAACTTAGCCCAACTACTGGCTTGGGAGCTGTATCAGGCACGGCTCAACCAACAACTGGACTTACTCCGGGCCGTGCTTTAGAGGAGCTTTATGGGCTAGCAACCGCAGAAAATTTAGACGATTCACAAAAACAACGTCTGAATTTTTTAAATGATTATGTTAAAAAACCAAGACCTGTTCAAGTGCCTGACGGGGCGGGTGGTATTACACTGCAAATGGTTCCGGGCTTTGACGCTCTTGCTCAACTGCAAAGCAATGCTTCAACAACTATTGACGGTCAGTCTCCTATAGAATCTAGCCAAATTAAAGAAAATGAAACTTCATCAGGTAATGTGGTTCTAGGTGCAAAACCTGCAAAACTCTCTTCAGCAGAAGCTAAATTTGTCTCTAACCTTGGTTCAGCACAAAAAGACTTAGAGACTGTAATTGAAATTATGTTCAACGGCGACTTGCAAAATGGAGAATATAACCAATCGAGTGCCATAGCATCTGGGTCAAGCGTTGGTCGTGCAGCAAGTGGAGATGCCCAAAGGTTATTTGATGCAATTTCTAACTTAGTTGATTTGCGTTTGAGGGACAGAACAGGTGCGACTGCTAACGAAAGCGAAGTGACATCTTATTTAGAAGCGGTCACGCCGGGCTTAACCACAAGACCTGATACACAAAGGGCCAGAATTGCGAGGCTTGTGACCGAATTAAACGGCAACATTTCTGCGTTTAGTGCAGGCCGCGATATAAGTATCAGCCCAATAAAAATTCCAGAATTGGATACTAGCGGAGCTGATAATTCTGTTAATATTCCGGGGACTTAATAATGGCAAAAGCTAATATAGATCAAACAGGCGCACCAATAGCTATTCGGATGCAGTTATCTTCTGCTCCCCAGGGCCAGCGCAAAGACATTCTTTCTAAATATTTTCCGCAAGCATTTACAGCGGCTGAAATGTTAGAAGCAAACCCAGACTTAGACATAGAAAAATTAGGCGGTAATGAGCAGCTATTTTATTTAGATAACAATGTAATGAAATTGGTCGACCCTCCGGGATTTATCCAATCTGTGTTCCCGCCAAAAATTGATGTTGGCGATATTGCAGAAGCTGGGCGTGATGTAGTTTCTACTATTGGCGGCGGTCTTGGTGGCACAGCAGCATTTTTAGCTGGGCAAGCAGGGCCGCAAATAGCAACACCTGAAGAAATTTACACTGTGCCTCTAGCAGCAGCGTTAGGCGCGGAAACGGCTGGTCAGTTATATGATACAACAATGTCTATGTTTACGCCCGGCGGAATTGATAGAGGTGGGCCAGTCCAACAACTAGGGCAAGCCGCACAAAACCTCTCAACTGAATTTGCAGGTGGTCGTCTGGGTGACATGGCTACACGCGGTGTTAAAACTGCGATTCAAAAAGGCACACAACGGTTGTCAGGTATCAGTCCGGGGCAAAGGGCAGATGACTTTGCTAACCTTGGCATTGACGGAACAGCCGCTACTCTTACAGGCAGGCCGTCTGTTGCCAATTTAGAAGAAAGTCTCGGCGGTTCACTGTTCGCCGCTGACATTATAGGTGCAAGCCGTGATAAATTATTAAAACAACTAACAGACACTACTGACAAGATTGCGAAAAAATTTGGCTCACCAGCAGGCAGTAAAGAAGAAGTTGGCGCGGTTATTAGGCAGGGTGCGTTGGCATCTTTCGATAAAATAGAAGCTAAAAAAACACAATTATACGATGAAGCATATAACGCGGCTAGCGGTATAAATGTCAATTTCCAAAATTTACGCACATTAAAAGCTGAATTAGAAACCGAGCTAGCACAAGCCCCAGAGTCTTTGAAAGGTTCACTAGGGCCAGCCATAGCACAAATTGACGTTATTCTAAAAGATGCAGCACAAAACAACGGCTTGCTGCCTTTGCAGGCAATTAGGAGCGTTAGAACGGCGTTAGGCAAAACCATTGGCAAACCTGTACCCGGAGCAATTAGGGTGATGAAGCAGGGTGATGAAAGGTTACCGAGCATATACAAGGCCGTGACTGACGACATAGGCGCGTCTGTTAGTAATGCTTCACCAAACGCAGCGCGTTTATTACGCAAGGCTGATGACTATACGCGCTACACAGCAAAAGAAAATTTAGCCGTTATCAATACAATATCAAAACGTGGTTTAGACAGTCAGGTTTTTGATTTTGCAATTTTTGGTTCTACAAAAGGTGGTCAACGGATTCGTGAAGTATTCAAAAATCTAGGCCGTGACGAGCGTGATGCTGTCAGTGCAAGCGTCATATCACAGCTAGGTTACCGTGGTAACGCTTCGGAGGGTGCAGAATGGTCAGCAAGAACATTCCTGACAAATTGGCAAAGGCTAGATAAAAACGCAAAACAAGTGCTTTTCGGTGCGCCGCGATTCAGGGAAGTTGCCAAAGAATTAAATAGTTTAGCACGGCTTGCAAAAGTAACGGCAGAGCGTGGGGCTGCTGATAACGTATCACGCTCAGGCGCTGTCTTAACAACTGCCGGTCAAATATTTCCTTTATTGGCGGCTGGTGGGCTGGCAATTTATGATCAGCCAGAAGCCGCTAAATCTGCTTTTGCTATTGGTGCATCAACTATTTTAGCGCCGCGATATGCAGCGAAACTTATGACCAGCCCAAAGTTTCTGCGTTGGATTAAATCCACCGCACAAGTCGCAAACAAAGGTGTTAATCCTTTGTCTGTGCAATTAGGCAGGTTAGCTGCTCTGCCGGGCAAAGATGGTGAACTTGGCGAAGCTGTAAACGCATTTGTTTTAAACTTACAAGACAGCATTACTGGTCAATAAACCGTGGCCCAGAAAAAACTGCAAGAAGATAGCTCGTTTTCTAAGTATGACAAAAACGGCGATGATGTCCTGTGTGATGCAGAACTTTCGACTGCACTAGACTTAGAGTTTAGACGCAGAGAGCTAGAGGACGCAGATGCACGCCGGGATTCCATGCGCTACATGACATGGTTTGCCCTGTTTGGAACCCTCAATTATCCAGCCGCAATTTTGATAACCGCAATGCTTGGCTATGACACAGCCGCGAGCATCATAGGTGATATTGCGCCGACTTACTTTGTAGCAAACTCAGCGCTTGTTGCAGCCTATTTTGGGGCTAATGCATACGCTGAAAAAAACATGGATAGAAAATAATGCTTGGTATTTTAACGGCTATTCTGGGCAATGCTAGCGTTGTCAAAAAAGGCATGGAATTGATAGATGATGTTCACACATCTGACGTTGAGATAGAGCGTGCAAAAGCGCAATCAAAAATAGACATTATGAAATCTTACGCCCCATTTAAGGTGGCACAGAGATACTTGGCTCTGATGTTTACAGCGACATTTCTAGCATCATTTTTCTTAGTGCTTGTCCTGACGTTAATGGGAAAAGCAAACATCCCAGAAATCAAACAAGTAGTAGATGACTTTTATATCGGCGAGGCCATGCTGACCATTTTGGCATTTTACTTTGGCGGCGGGATGTTAGAGGGCGTGGTCGGTAAAGTGAAGGAGCAGAAGAAATGAAACTCTCTGCAAATTTCACACTTGATGAGCTATTAAAAAGCCAGACAGCCGAGCGCCGGGGCATCCCTAATAATCCAGACCCTGACCAAATAGAAGCGCTCGAAAAGCTGTGTGAAAATATACTGCAACCTGTCAGGGATGTGCATGGGCCATTTATGGTTTCATCAGGTTTTCGCAGTCCAGAATTATGCGTTGCTATCGGCTCTAAAATTACCTCACAACATTGCGCCACAGGCGGCAAACACGCTGCCGCAGATTTTGAAGTGCCGGGCATAGACAATTATGATTTGTGTTTATGGATTGAAAAGAACCTGCCTTTCGACCAGCTAATTCTTGAGTGTTACGAGGGCGGCAATACAGGCTGGGTGCATTGCTCCTATGCTGATGAGGGCCGCAAAGAAACACTGACCTATAGCAAGGCTAAAGGCTACCGCAAGGGGCTGTTGAAAGATGGCTAGAGCGAAGCCCACAAAGGGTAAAGCAAAGGTCAAAATCACAGCTACTGGAAAGCGGGTTAGCTACGGTCAAGCTGGCAAGGCCAAGGGTGGCGGCGCAAGGGTGCGACCCGGCACATCAAAGGGTGATAGCTACTGCGCTAGAAGCGCCGGGCAGATGAAAAAGAACCCCAAGGCGGCAAAGAATCCTAACAGCCCATTACGGCTATCGCGCAAGCGGTGGAAGTGCAGCGGCGCTAAATCAAGGCGAACAGCATGAAGAAACCTAAAGCCCTCACCAAGCGCCAGCAGACAGCGTTAAAGCGTCATGGCGTGCATCACACAGCAAAGCATATGACATCAATGCGTGCAGCAATGCGAGGCGGCAAGACATTCACAGAAGCGCATCGAATGGCGAAGCGTAAAGTTGGCAAGTAGGAGAAAAGCTAATGCCCGGCATGAAATATAAAACACCTATGAAAAAAAAGAAGCCTGTAAAAGTCGCGGCTAAAAAGAAGCCAAGAGGCCGGATGGGTGGACGTAGTTTGAGAGGAGTGTAATTATGAAGCGACCTGGATTATATGCTAATATTGCAAAGAAACGCGCCCGTATTAAGGCGCAAAAAGCGGCTGGAAAGAAGCCTGAACGGATGCGTAAGCCCGGCACAAAAGGCGCACCAACAGCCGCATCATTTAGAGCCGCAGCTAAAACTGCCCGTAAGCCTAGACGGGCCTAGACTATTTCTATTTTAGAAACAATAAAAAATCAAAAACCACTACAAAATCACTACAGCCTCTCGCTACCATGTGGTCCCACTGGCAACCATAATACACCATAAACTGCGGAAAAATACCCTCAAAAACCGCTTAAAACCGCCCTTTCACGGCGGCAACACCGGTTCAAATCCGGTACGGGATGCCACCCAATTTAGTTAATATATTCATACACTTAACAAGCCCTCAGCCTCTGGTTGGGGGCTGTTTTTTTGTGCCTTTTTCCAAAATCACTACAAAATCACTACAAGTTTTTGTGGCATAGATGACATTTTATGTTATAATGGGTTACATAAGATGACATTTTAATTCTCTTATGGAATGAATGGGGAGCAAAAAAATGGCTGCAAAGAAAATAATCTTACCGATTTCGCGTATCAAAAAGCATCAAATGAAGGCAGGTGTTTTCTATAAAGTAGATATGCGCCCAATTATCAACAACCCGGCATATGGTAAATTCAAAACATTCGATGATGCACTGGTTGCAATGCAAAAATTAAATGAAAGTTTTAACGGCGAAAAATTGATTGCTGAGGATGTTAAAGAAGGCAAGATTTTTACAGTTTCAGATGCGATTGACAATTATTCAGCAAATCAAGAACTGCTAATGACGCGATCTTACCATGAGGCTCAGATAGCAAATCTCGATTTACTTAGGGATATTATGTTTGACGGAATCATTGTAGAAAAACACCAAATGGCTCGGCTTGGCAATAAAGCTGATAGAGTAGCATTTAGAACGTGCATACAGCTTGCAATAGAGAATGAAGGTCAGTCTATTGATACTATGTACACGCGGCGCAAGCACTGGCAAAAGTTTTTTGCTCATGCTGAAGGTGCTGGCTGGATAGATGCAAACCCTATCGCAAAATTAAAATTGCCAAAGAAAAAACCTACTGATAACCGTGCGCCAAAAGTACAAAAAGGTTTTACAGACTGGTTGCAAACAGATGCGCTTGCCGCCCATAGTGCCGCCTATGCAAAGGCCGCTGAAAAGGTACTTGCTTCTGGACGTAAGAAATATAAGAAGCGCAAAAGTCTGGCAATATCTCCACAGCGTTTAGAGCTTATGATGTTGTTGTCGCTGACCACTGGCATAAGGCAGGGCGAGTTGCGTGCTTTGAGGCGTTGTGATTACTCTTCAAACAGGCAAGTGATAATCACCCGTCATGCTATTGACCACGGAACAATAGAGCTCGGAAATGTTAAAACAGACACAGGCCAAGACCGTGAGATTGAAGTGCCAGCCGAAGTTTGTTTGATGCTTGATAACTATGTTGCTAATAGCAAGTTTCAGGAATTTGACGACCTTATTTTTCCGTCAACTGTCGGCACGCCGCTGAGAAAAAATGATTTCTCTGAGGCTTGTAAGCCTATGCGTGAAGTCTGTCCTTTTATCAATGAGAATACTGGCAAGATTTTGCATTTTGTCTGGGGTGATTTGCGCCACGCTTTTGCCAGTAACTTGATTGACCGGCTTGGGGAAAATTGGGCAGAGGTGGCTGAATCTATGGGCCATGCTAGCGCTGACTTTACACGCAAGCAATACGGTCATTACATCGTTGATGAGGAGAAGAGCCAGCGTAAGCGCGAGGCGGCTGGCGGCATATTGGTAAAAAAAGAGAGGCGCTTATAGCGCCCCTCTAATCCTCTCTAAAAGTTTCTGCCAAAATGATTTCGGAGCCTTCCGATTATCCCAGTAAGCTCTCAGCCGTTTTGAGTGCGCGGCCTTTTGCTCATCTGTCCAAGGCTTTCTTGGTTTTCGCATTTTGTCTCTCCTAAACTATCAATTTCAGATTTCGGAATGTAATAGCGTGATCCATCCATCACCGCGTTAAACACGCCTGACTTTATCCAGCGTCTTACCCTCTTGCGGCTGGCCTCATTATAGCCTTCAGCAAACAGAGCATCACAAGCCTCTTTCAGCGTGTATAGAAGCTGATTACTGCTCATATGGCGGCTCACTTATCGGCGCAGGCGGCGCTGGCGCAATGGGTGCAGGTGCAGCAGGCGCGGCAGGTGGCGGGCTAACAGAGGCTGGCCCAGCGCCATCATTGATAAACAGCGTAGAGCTACAGACCTTATGATATGTATCACCAATTTTTACCTGCAATTCCAGCGAGGGCTGCTTTTTCCAATCGTCTTTATTGGTGTTGTAATAATTATCAAGCTGTGCTTTTAGCTCNGGGTCTTGCACATTAAACCAAAGCGAAATGCTTAGATTTTCGTCAACGCGGATTTCACGTTGTAGCCGTTCAGCTTTAACGGTTGCTTTATACTCAGGTCTTGCCATTTCTTATATCCTCTTCATGTTGTTTCCAAACGGCGTAAAATCGGTTGTATTGTGCAGGCTGTTCTTTATGCATCTGCATAAGCTCTGGGTTTATTTCACTGACCCAGGCATTGAGGCTGACAAGTGATTTGAACGTCCTGCATTTTGCCTCTAACTCTGACGTATCGACTGGCTTTGTGTTGCTGTTATCCTGCAACGAGCCGTTGATTTGTCCGTCATCATCATCATCAAAATCTATTTCTTGGATGCCAGCGGCAAGCCCAAGCGCTGCCATGAGTGCATAACGCCGGGCGTAACTAATAGCTGAACCAAGTTTCTGGTTGTTGGTCATATCATCGACAGCAATCGGATACCGCCCAACCTTCTCATCGCCGCTAATATGCATGATGTAGGTCTTCAGGTGCATCCCTATGCCCTCATCATAATCAACCAACTGGCTGAATGAGAGGCCGTGCTGGGCCGCTTCCTTTACTTTGGTCATAACTGACCCAACGCTTGCATATTGGCTTCTGTTGCCCGTCTTATCTAATTCTAGCCCGGTCTGCGCGGCTTGGAATGTAGCAAGAGCTTTTGCTAATTCATTCATTGTCACCTTCCACTCTTTTCGTGTTAAATATGCCCTTGTGGGCTGGGTTATTCTTCATCCAAAGCCTTGCGTAATAGGGCTTGTGATGGTCGTTTAATTTGACAGCTTCCCCGTCCGGGCGTGCATCAATAATTGCAACTGATGTCTCCCACCGGATGCGCTCCATAATCATCTGGCTACCAATGCGCTCATAGCCGCGCTCGATAGCTTGCTTTGTAAAGCGATCCCAAAGCTGATACACAATGGGGTTTTGCTTATGAAACGCCATAAACTTAGCCTCACGCTCGTTGCGAGGCACCTCTAGCACATCAAATAGGTTGCGTTGCTGTTCCATTAGAAATGTCCCGGCACAGCGGCATAGAGCAGGCTAATCATGGCCCAGAGCCAAAGGGTCGTGAACAGTGCGCCACAGCTATATTTCAGCACCTGCATTGCAGTCATATATCTGCGCCGACTGCGCTGAATATCGTTGACCTGATGGAAATGTAAGTTGATATATTTGTCTTTTATCATTTGAACCCCCATAGCGTTTTGGCTTCATCAACAAGGCTGGGTTTCATATCCCATGCCCACATATGCTTAAAATCTGGCTCAACGAGGCGAAGCATATCCTCAACTGAATCAGTGCTTTTAAGTAGATTTTCGCGGATGGCGCATTTTGCAATGATGTGCTTCAGCGCTGACTGCAAACCTTGCTCAGTCAGCCTCTCGCAGTTATCAGCGTTAAAAATGCGATAATCTTTTGCTGTTGCGTACACGATTGTCTGCATCAGCCCGGTGCCAGCCCAATAGCCTGCAACTTGGCAGATGTGGCTCCAATCAGGCTGTGATGGCAGGGCAGCGCTACGCTTGCCAGACTTAGTATTAGCCGCAACACCCGACCATTTTGTTTTAAGCTCGATGCGGCGTGAGAAGTCAGGAAACCCAGAGTAAGGCAAATCAAGCCCGTCTAATTGTGTAAGAATTTCTGTCTCGCCCGTGATTTGATTGATGCCTGCTAGGCTGTGAGCCTCGCGGATGCCATCGACAGCGTTCTTAATGACAAGGTCGTATTCATCACGATTGACAGACAGCTTGCGCTCATCCTTTCCATCATCCCAGCCACGCGGCTCATATTCATCAAACAGGGCCATGCCATAGCGCACAACGGCATCAAAGCTATGACCGTCAAGCAAGTGCTGATTGACGCAATCCTGCACAATCCGCCCTGCAAGCATGTTTGCATTATCATTGTCTAAAAATTGAATTGTTTGCTTGGCAATAATTTTATCGCCATCAGCCTCGCCCTTTAAAACTTTCCAAGCCGCATTTTTGCGAGGACGCAAAACACACTTATCAAAGAGCGTGGCGCATAAAGGGCGCGAAGGGTTGCTGTGATGCAAATAATGTTTTTTGGTTGCCCAAGAAATATCTTTTGGCGCTAGCATAAAAAAACCTCTCAGTAAGAATCACTGAGAGGAGATTAAGAAGGTAGACTTTAAATGTCAAGCGGGTATGTTTTAAAAGTCTGCAATGCCATCAACAAAAGCGACATCACGCAAGTCTGGGCGTAGTATAACTGCCAGCACAGGCGTGGCCCATTCGAGTTCTAAGCCTCTATAGATGCTATTACCATCGTAAAAAACTTGTTTCGCAATCGTATAAAGACCGCCGGGTTCTGGAAATAAAACGCCTTGAGTAAAGGTTTTCATCACACCGCCTATAACTTGAGGCTCTTTTAACTTTACCCAAGAGGAATTTTGATAACATTCTTTATCAACATAGTTCCCTTCGATAGGCGCTAATCTAATCGTTTCCAAGGCTTGATGAAAATTTGAAAATGGCCCAACAAAATCTGCATCAGTTGTCCATGTTACAGCGCCAGTGCCAGCTTGGTGGAATGAGCTTAGATAAGCATAGCCAAGTTTATTTGTTTCTGAAGATAACTCAAAAGTATTTACGCTAACTATGTTTTTGTTTGCATCATTTGTTAAATGAATCTTACCCACGATTTTCACAGGGTCTGATTTGTATGATATCTGATGCGGTATACAGCCAAGAATTTCTGCATACTCTTCTGCATCACGCAAAGTCATAGGCACCTTTTCATGTATGTGCCGTGACAGAGTTTCAGGCGTTACGCCTTTACGCTCGGCAACGACTTTCTTTTGTAAGCCAGCAGCCCGGATCATTTTATCTAAATTATTGTTCATAACGATCATGTTACATGCCTTGTCATTTTGTGTCACTTAAAAATATCTGTAAGTAGGTTTACATAAGATGTCAACTATATTACTTACAAAAGCATGACACTTGATGACTTTAGAAAAAATCAGGGCTGGTCGTACAGCAAACTAGCTGACGCTGTAGGAGCGAGCCACGCAACAATAGCCCGGCGCTGGTGTCTACCCGCTGGGAATGTGCAGCGCAAAATTCCTCATCCCACTTATATGAGCCGCATTGTCGCTCTAACTGACGGGCTGGTTCAACCCAACAGCTTTTATGATGTGTCGCCGGATGACTGAGGACGAGCTACAAGCGCATGTTGTGCAATGGCTTGATGCGGCGCTGCCTATGGGGTCTGTGGTTCATCACTCCCCAAATGAGGGCAAACGCCATGTTGCTTATAAGGTGAGGCTTAAAAAGCTCGGCATGGCGGCTGGCTGGCCTGATTTAGAAATATTCGTCCCGGACACGGGCTGGCTAGATATTGAGGCTAAAGGCCCGATTATGTTCGAGCTAAAGCGCCCCAAGGGCGGCAGCCTATCGCCAAATCAAAAAGATATACAAGAACGGTTGCGCTGTTGCGGCGTGTATTGCGTGACAGCAAAGCGTCTAGCGCAGGTTGAGGCTTATCTAAGGCCGTTGCTGGCCTTGAGAGATACAGGCAGAGCCAACCTAGTGCGCCAGCTATGTGAGGCGCAAGGTGGTTGATTACATGAAAATCAGCCGCGAATGTGGCATTTGGGAGACGGTTGCTGAATGTGAGGGCTGTAATGGCTCTGGAAGCCGCGACCAAGACTATCACGTTATAGACCATGATTTCGGCGGTTATATCGGCACCCGGTTTGCTGATTGCTCAGACTGCGAAGGCAATGGCTGGCGGCACCTGACAGAAGCAGAAGAGGAGCAGCTATATGCTTTGCCCTGCCTGCAATAACCGCACAATCGTGAAAGACAGCCGCCCTTATAAGAAGTCTATAAGGCGCAGGCGTTTTTGTGAACGCTGTGAATTATCATTCAGCACTGTAGAGCAATTAGCCCGGCTGTCCCGTGGCAAGACTATTAGCAAGAAAGCAGCGCCTGCTAAAGCGCCGAAGAAAACCCCGCCCAAGAAGTCAGACCAAGATTTAATCTGGGATGACCTAACTGATGACGAGCTAGAGATTGCGATATTCGAGGGCAGGGTGTCGCTCGATGACTGAGCTTATGCATCATATTGATCTCTGCTCTGGCATAGGCGGCTTCAGCCTTGGCTTTCAGCAAGCTGGCTTATCCAAGCCTGTGCTGTTCTGCGATACAGATGCGTGGTGCCGCAAGGTGCTGGCAAAGCACTGGCCTGATGTTCAGATAGCAGAAGATGTAAAGGAGCTTGCAAATGAACCAGATAGACTTATTCCAGCAACAAACCCCAGAAACACCATACTCACAGCCGGATATCCCTGCCAGCCCTTCAGTGTTGCCGGAAAGCAGAGAGGCACAGAGGATGACCGCCACATCTGGCCGTACATTAGCCAAATTATTTCACGCAAAAGACCCGCTTGGTGCGTTTTCGAGAATGTTTATGGTCACATCGCATTGGGCCTCGACCAAGTGCTTGCTGACTTGGAAGCCCAAGATTACGCCACAAGGACGTTTATTGTGCCAGCTTGCGGTGTCAACGCCCCGCACAGACGAGATAGGCTCTGGATTATTGCACACACCAACAGCCACGGCGAACCAGATGTCACCCGATTTGCTGAAGAAGGGCAGCGGCTGGTGGGCAACACCGCGCACAACGGACGGGACGGGTGGGCCGCGCAAGCTGGACGAGAGGGGCAGGCGCATCAGCCAGACCAACCCCGACCTAGTGTTTGGGG